CTGAAAGGCGCCAGCCAGGACGAGTTGGCCCGCGCCGTCCGCCACAGCATGGTGGTCATCGACGCTGAGAAGCACAAGCTGGACTGGAAGCAAAGCGAGATCGACAACTGCATAGGCGCCCTGAAGAAGAAGTATCAGGCCCACCCCGATGAGGATGGGGACATGCATTATGGGGCCTCCACTTTAATCAGCCGCGCCAAATCGCAGGAAGCTGTGTTGAAACGGAGGGGAACGCCGAAGATAGACCCCGATACCGGAGAGTTGCACTATAAGGAGGTGCGGGAAGAATACACCGACAAGCATGGGAAGACGAAGGTGCGCACACAGGAATCGACCCAGATGGCAGAGGTGAAGGATGCCCGCAAGTTGTCTTCCGGGACCCCCCAGGAAGAAGCTTACGCCACCTATGCGAATCGCATGAAGGCGCTCGCAAATAGGGCCCGCAAGGAAATGGTGCACACGGGGAAGATCAAATATAGTGCTACCGCCAAAGAAGCCTATCGCGACGTGGTGGATTACATGATGCACCAGCTGAATATCGCTCTGAAGAACGCTCCCAGGGAGCGACAGGCACAGCTGGCTGCCAACAGCGCAGTAAAAGCCATGAAGAAGGCCAATCCCGGCATGACTCAGAAAGAGATCAAGAAGCAGGGACAGTTGGCCCTCAGCCGAGCACGTGTCCGTTATGGGGCGCAACGACACCCGATCGCCATAACTGAACGTTGTTGGCAGGCGATTCAAGCTGGCGCATTTTCGGAATCCACGCTTTCTCAGATCCTGCGTTTCTCAGACATTGATCAGGTTCGCTCTTATGCGACTCCGCGCACGACGAAGACTTTGTCTCTCGGAAAACAGGCGAGAATTCGTGCGATGAAGGCTTCTGGCTATACAAATGCTGAAATCGCGTCTGCGCTTGGCGTTTCGCCTTCGACTGTGTCGAAATACGGTAATTGAAAGGAGTGAACGAGATGGCAAGTGAAGCGTGTATGCTGACAACCTTCGATAATCCTTACGATCCGTTCACTCAGTTCGATAAATGGCTGCTGTTCGATATGGAAAAAGGCTATAATTCCTGCGCTTACTTGGCTCGAATCGCCAGAACCAGCGACGAACTGACTGAAGAAGAGAATAATCAGGCTGTCAACTCGGCGATCGATGAGATTATCAAATTCGATTTCAGAAATATCTACAAGAAAATATACAAAAACGGAAAGAAACAGACCGCATAGTGAATGATTAAGGCATAGGGAGGGGTCTGAAAAAAGCACCCCCCTTCCTGCATCGCCCGGCTCCGTGAAAAATCTCCGGCGGGATTTTTCATAGGTGTTTTTCATTGTGTCTTGCTTCATCGTGCTGCTAAAACGAGCATACGGGGTAGTACGGCTTCTTCATGGCGATTTCCCAAGTGTGTTCTTTGGTTTTTCTTCATTTTCTCCTTTCGACAATGAGTGAAAACTGCTTCGTATGTTCTTTTTAGCAGCATGAAAGTTTCTAAAAAGGAGGACCTTGTCATGGGAAGAAGACCAAAAGTGGCGGTGTCCTCCCCGACTCTGCCAAAGATGCGGCCCGCTCTTACTCCAGAGGCCCGTGAGGGTCAGATGATTTCTCTTGCAATGGATCTTGTGGAGCAGCGTTTGCGCGACGGTACCGCTTCTTCCCAAGAGACGACCCATTTTCTCAAGCTCGCAACTGAGAAGGAGCGGACCGAAAGAAAGCTCGCTGAGAAGCAGCTGGAATTGATGGAGGCAAAGCGTCAACAGATCCAGTCTCAGGCGAGAATTGAGGAGCTTTATACCAATGCACTTAATGCCATGAAGAGGTATAGTGGACATGATGACGAGGATGAATACGCCGACGATTATTAGGACCTATTCCGAGTTGACGCGGATTCCAACCTTTATGGCCCGCTATGAGTATCTTCGGCTTGGAGGAAGCGTTGGCAGGGAGACATTTGGGTTTGATCGATATTTGAATCAACAGTTCTACCATTCAGATGAATGGAGATCGATTCGTGATTACATTATTACGCGCGATCTTGGCTGTGATCTCGGTCTTAAGGGTTTTACGATCCATGGGAGAATCTATATCCACCACATGAATCCTATTACTGTTAGAGACATCAGGGATTACACCGAGTACCTGACTGATCCGGAGTATCTGATTTGTACAACCCATGAAACACATAACGCTATTCACTACGGCGATTCGTCTCTGTTGGTCGCTGAGCCGATAGAGCGAACGCCTTACGACACCTGTCCATGGAAGAAAGCGGAAAGGAGAGTATGATCGCATGATTAACTGGACGGAATATATCGACGTGTGGCCCAAAGTCAAACGTTCCGCAAGGACGACCATCAGCAAGGAAGGCGAAGGCGCTTATCCGTCTGATTCGTGGAAGAAGACGATCCTCCTTGCCGAGCACAGTCCGATTCGCAGGATTCGCTTCTCCTGGAGATGGGAGAGGTTGAAGAGTTGGGTCTCTGTTCACTTTGTGCGCCATAAGCATGGCATCGAACACTGGGTTTCAACCCAACGTTCAGATCGCACCGGTGTCAATCGAGATAAAAGTCCACAAGACACGCCAGTTCTGCATGAGTGTGAAGCGAATGCTCAGGCGTTGATCTTCATTAGTCGTCGAAGACTGTGCAGCCAGGCTTCTCCGGAGACCCGTGAGGCATGGAAAGAAGTCAAGGAGAAAGTAGCAAGTGTCGACCCTGTTCTCGGATCGGTTATGGTGCCTGAGTGCATCTATCGCGGCTTCTGCCCCGAGTTTCATTCCTGTGGATACGCCGATACCGAGGCTTTCCAGAAGGCGCTCAACGAATACCGCAGAAAGGGGTAGGCTATGGACGACAGCATTCTCACTTCTGTGAAAAAGATGCTCGGTCCCGAAGAGGACTATGAGCATTTCGATCCTGATCTCATCATTCACATCAATTCTGTCCTCGCAACATTGAACCAGCTTGGTGTCGGTCCTGATGAAGGCTTCTCCATCGAGGATAAGAATGCCAAATGGAGCGACTTCATTACAGATGAAAGACTTTTGAACCTCGTGCCGACTTACGTCTATCTCAAGGTCCGTCTGTTGTTTGATCCTCCGAGCGTTTCGGCTGTTCTCGATTCAATCAATCGGGAAGCCAACCGTTACGAATGGCGAATCAATGTCGCTGCCGAGAGCATCGCATCTGAAAGTTGACTTTTCCGCTACAATTCGTAACAAAAATTTAACTCGCGGGGTGGGGGTATATGGTATAATACACAAAGCTATTGCCATAGATTGCTGATGTGGAGGTATTGGCGGTGGGGGTTCGTGTAGTTCGTACCAGACGACTAAGAAACGGAAAAGTATTTCGATCTTCTCGAACCTACGATAGTTATTCTGACTATCTGTTTGTGAAGCTCCTGCTATTCCCTTTCAAGGCTATTTGGTGGATTATCAAACTTCCGTTTTCAATACTCGGTTTTCTACTGAAGGTAATTTTTAGGAGGAAATGATCGATGAAAAAATTGATTGCTTTGGTACTAACCATGCTGCTCTTCTCCGCCCCGGTTATGGCAGAGGAGATCGACATCAGCGGAATGGATTTGGATGCTATGCTTGCTCTTCATGAGCAACTGGATTCCATGATTCAGGATAAGATCCAGTGCAGGCTTGATGAGGACAGCATTTTCCAAGGGGTTTATACTGTTGGCAAGGACATCGTCCCTGGGTATTACCTGTTCACTTGCATTGAAGATCGTCATGACGAAGGAAACTTCGATTTCTTCTATGAGATTTACGAATCTCAGGAAGCCTATGACAGCAATAAGCGAATGATGTTTGATCGATTCAATGTCGGCGAAAGTACCCAGCTTGATTTGCAGGAAGGCATGATTCTTCGAATCATCAATGGTACTGCAAATGTCCAGCAGGCTTCCCAACCAGCTTGGGCTCCGTAACCAAAGCCACTTTGATCGGCTTACCTTATCTGGTAGGCCGGTCTTTTTTTTATACCCAAATGAAAGGAGTGTG